TATATCGTCTGCGAGACCTGGGCTTCGGTCGTGGATGCCGGTAACCAGCACTTCCGCAGCGCTGATGTGGTAAACACCGAAGGGGTGCTGAACTTTACCATCCGCTGGCGGTATGACGTGAAGCCTGGAATGTGGGTGCTGTTCAACGGCGAGAAGTGGATCATCTCCACCCTGGGCGAATACCAGTTCAAGCGCACCTACCTGGGCCTGAAGGCCTCCATTGCGAAGGGAGTGTCCGGCTAATGAAAGCAGTACAGCAAGCACTCTCCTCGCTCATGCCGGACATCCCCGTGATGGCAGGCGTGTGGCGGGCGACCAGCGAGAGCCAGAACCCCGCCGTGCAGTATGTGGTGTACTCCACCACGACCACGGAAGCAGCCGCTGCCGACGACAGCATTACCTACTTTCGGACCTATGTCTACCTGAACCTGTGGTCGGACATCGACCCGACCGAGACGGCAGACCGCATCCGCACCCTGATGTACGCCGCTGGCTTTGGAATGCTGGAGCAGAGCGACAAGGGCTACAATCAACCGGCCTACGATACAGCGACGCGCCAGTACACCATGCAGTGGACGTTCGTGCTTTATACGGAGGAATACCCATCATGATGCCATTCAGCGCCCTGACCCCGGAACAGAAACTGCAAGTGACCATCGTGCGCGTCGACATCGTACTGGTGGCGATCTGGGAAGCGCTCCGGATCGTGGTACCCATCCTTTGTGTGTCCGCATTGTTGCTCGTGGCAATCCGTATCTGGCGAAGGAGGCGAGCACGATGATGGACACCGAGGGCTTCGATGAGCTGCGAACGCATATCGCGGCGATGGCCAGCGCATTGGACACCGAGGGCGCGGGATCAGCCGTCACACGCATCATTCTGGAGAATGCCGCCGTGCCGGTGCATGAGCAGATGAAGCAGAACGCTTCAAAGGACCCGAAAATCATCACGGGCGCTCTGCATGATGCCATCAACATCGGCAGGGTGCGCAAGCGTGCCCAGGGCGGCAAGTACATCACCATTGGTGTCCACCGGAAGGACAGGAGCGATGAGGACTACTATCCGGCCTACGTTGAGTACGGCCATGGTGGTCCAGGACCAGCGCCTTCCCATCCCTACATTCGTCCCGCCTATGATGTGACGGAGGACGAAGCCTATGAACTCATCCGCGACGGTCTGCGCGAGGCGCTGGATCGGCTCAGGTGAGTTCTTTTTCGACTGAGAAATGGAGGTAACAAACTATGCCTACTCCCACTGCATCCCCTACCGTCTCTTCCACTGTTGGCCTGAAGAACGTGGTCATCGCTCCTCTGGTGGAGGATACCGAGGAGACCTTGACCTATGGCGACCTGCAGTCCGTGGTTGGCGCTATCGATGCGTCCATCACGCCCAACAACACGGACCCGGACATCCAGTATGCGGATGACATCGAGTTCGACACCCTGTATCCCGACCCGGAGCTGTCCTTCAAGACGAAGATGGCAGACCTGCCCCTGCTGATCCAGCAGAAGATCTTCGACAACAAGATCGACGACAACGGCGTCCTGATCAGGAGTGCGACTGACAAGCCCCCGTACTTCGCTGTGGGCTTCATGTCCGAGAAGGCGAACCACACGTTCCGCTATGTCTGGCTGTACAAGGTGCGTGCAAAGCCGGTCACCGAGAACTACTCCACGAAGGCTGGTAAGACCATCACCAGGCAAACCGGCGAAGTAGAGTGGACCGCCATCAAAAGGACCCATGACGGCCAGTACCAGGCTGTTGCCGATGAAGGCGAGAATGGCTTCACGGCAGAGAAGGCTGCGACCTTCCTGCAGTCTGTGTACACGCCCACCTTCACGCCTGCTCCTTAAGCAGCAACCAGCCGCCGCATGACTTGGATCGTGCGGCGGCATTCCATGACGATCTATAGGAGGATATGAACATGATCACTTGCAAGTTGGGCGACAAGGCCTATCATATCGACTTTATCTCCGGTCGTGCGCTGCGCGAGCTGGAGCCTGCTGCCAAGATGTACGCGAAGATCGTGAACATCTCCAACGCTGCTGTGAAGGGCGAGGACATTCCCGAAGCGGATACCCTGACCATCCCCGAGGCAATGGACGTGATGACCAAATGGTTCTGCCTGGTGTTCGGCAATCAGTTCACACCGGATGAGCTGCTGGACAATTATCCTGTGGACCGGCTGATGCACGATATCGCCCTGACCCTGATGGCTGTCCAGTCGCAGACCACGTCGATCCTGTCCGAGTTCCCTACGAAAGCAGCGCCGGAACAGCCGATGACGAGGACGGAGACGAAGCCGGAAACGACTCCGCAGAACGAAGCGGCAATCTGACGCTGCCGGACTTTATTCTTTCGACCTACAACTCCCTGCTTGAGAGCGGTTGGAAGATGCGGGACATTGACGAGATGGATATGCTAGGCTACCTGAAGGTACGGGCATGGAAAGCCAAGCAGGAGCATGAGAAGAAGCAGCCGGTGCGCCGGTACATCGATGAAGTGTGGGGCAATATGCAGCCCAATGTGTAAGTGAAACGATAGAAGGAGGTGAGAGCCATGCCAGAGACCTTGCGCGACCTCGTTGTCAGTCTGTCCTTGCAATCTGATAATTTCACCCGGAACATCCGGTCCGTGAACAAGCAGATCCAGGAAGCGGAGAGCTTTTTCAAGCTGGCCGCTGCTGGAGTGGAGAACTTCGATAAGAGCACGGAAGGCTTGTCCTCTCGCCTCTCCACCCTCCAACAGAAGCTGTCCCTGCAAAAAGAAGTCGTTGACCAGTATCAGCGTGCGTTGCAGGCGGCCCGGGACAAGCTGCAGGAGTGCTATGACCGGCAGGGTGATTATGCCAACCGCCTCGCGGAGGCGCAAAGCCGTCAGTCGGTTCTCAATGATGTGGTTCGGCAGGCTGCAGAGGCTTATGCCGACTGTCGTGCCCGTCTGGGCGAATCGGATCAGGCGACGCTTGATGCAGCTTCCCATCTGAACGAGGTCCGGGAGCGCTACCGGGAGACCTCGGAGGAAGTGCGCAAGCTGGCCGGTCAGTGCGAGGCGCTGCAGAGGGCGACACAGAATGCCGCCGATGCTGTGTCTACGGGCAACTCCAACCTGAACAAAGCCTCTGCTGCCGTCAAGCAGACCGAAGCCGACATTCAGAATACCAATAAAGCGCTGGAGCTGTCCCAGACCAACTGGCGCTCTGCCGGGGAATCCATTCAGGCGTCGCAGAATGCCATCATCAGCATTGGCAAGGAGATGCAGTCTGCTGACGCGACCTTCAAACTGCTGACCGTGGACATCAAGGATGTGGACAGCAGCACGGATGGGCTGACGGCGAAGATGACGCTGCTGGAGGAGCGGCTCCGGCTCCAGAATCAGGCCGTTCAGGAGTATCAGAATATCCTCAGCGCCACGCGGGAGCAGCTTGCCGCAGCGCAGAGCATCAATGATCCCGATCTGGTCCGTCAGGCGACGGACGCGGTGACGGATGCTGAGACCGCGCTGACCCGGGCCCAGACTGCTGTCCGGGAAACCGAGCTGGCGATGGAGGCCTGCAATACTCAGCTGACGCTGGCCAACAACAACTGGTTCTCCGCAGCGGAGAGCATTCGAGGCTCGGAGACCGCCATCGCCGGGATCGGCAATCAGCTCCGGCTGGCCGAGAGTGAGTTCAATCTCACCACGGCGGGGATGCAGAATGTGGACACCACGGTGGCCGGTCTGACTGCTCGTTCCAATATGCTGACCCAGCAGCTGAACCTCCAGAACCAGGCTGTGGCACAGTATGCCAACATCCTCGCGCAGGCGCAGGTACAGCTGGCGGCGGCACAGGCGGCCAATGATCCGGAGCGGATCAATCAGGCGACCCAGGCCGTGACTAACGCCCAGGCTGCTCTCAACAATGCCAATGCCGCCGTGAAGGAGACGGAGGCGCAGCTGCAGGCTTGCAACAATGAGCTGACCTTGGCGAACAATGGCTGGTACTCTGCTGCCGAGGCTATGTCCAACGCACAGGCGACTATCGCAGCCATCGGTGGGGATATTGCTCAGGCCGAGAGCGAGTTCCGGCTGGCGACTGTGGGCATCGAGAGCATGGAGTCCTCCGTGCAGGGCCTGTCTGCACAGATGGATATGCTGACCCAGAAGTGGCAGCTCCAGAATGAGGCGGTCGGTCAGTACGAGGCAACGCTCCAGGCAGCACAGCAACAGCTGGCCGCAGCGCAGGCAGCCGGTGATCCTGAGAAGATCAGGCAGGCCAACAGTGCGGTGACGGAGGCGCAGACAGCACTCAACAATGCCCGCGCCGCCCTCGGGGAAACACAGACGCAAATCTACCAGTGCAACGATGCCCTGACGTTGGCGCAGACCAACTGGTATGCGGCGGGACAGGCCATCACACAAAGTCAGGCGGCCATCGCCACCATCGGTCGGGAGATCAAGGTGGCCGAGAGCGCGTTCAAGGCTTCCACGGCGGGTATCAAGGACATGGACAAGAGCGTCTATGGCCTGACCGAGAAGCTGAATATGCTGAAGCAGCGCATGGAGCTGCAGGAGGAAGCAGTTCACCACTACGAGGAAGCGCTGGAGGCGGCAAAAGTTCAGCTGGAAGCTGCAAACGAGGCCAACGATCCCGCCAAGGTGCGCGAGGCTAACGACGCAGTGCTGGATGCGGAGACCGCCCTGAACAATGCCAACGCTGCACTCAGGGAAACGCGCTCTGAGATCGAGGCTACCAACCGGCAGCTGCGCACAGCGGCCTCCGGATGGACGGCGCTCGGTGAAGGTGCGACCGCTGTCGGCAAGGCGCTCCAGAACAGCTCTCGCACGACCGGCATGGTCGGAAGGGCGTTCTCCACGATGATCACCGCGCCGGTGACGGCGCTGGGCACAGCTGCAATCAAGGCTTCTATCGACTTCGAGTCCTCCTTTGCCGGTGTGCGCAAGACGGTGGACGCGACCGAGGAGGAGTTCGCGGAGCTGGCCGCTGCCTCCAAGGAAATGTCCACGCAGGTGGCCGCCTCCACGGATGAGATCAACGCAGTCATGGCAACCGGCGGTCAGCTGGGCATTGCAAACGAACACCTGCGGGAGTTCACAAAGGTCATGATCGACCTGGGGAACAGCTGTGAAGACCTGAGCGCAGACGAGGCGGCAACCTCCATAGCGAAGTTTGCCAACGTCATGCACACCGATCAGTCGCTGTTCCAGAACATCGGCTCGACCATCGTCGATCTGGGCAACAACTTTGCCACGACGGAACAGCCGATCATGCTGATGGCGCAGCGCCTCGCCGGTGCCGGAAAGCAGGTCGGCCTGACCGAAGCGCAGGTGCTGGGCTTTGCCGCTGCGCTGTCCTCT